GAAAGAATGTAAAGTATAGACCTTTCCTGGTCAAGGAAGAGAAACTTCTCTACCTAGCAATGGAAAGTGGTGAGCAAAAAGATATGATTGATGCAGTCAAGAATATCCTCACCTCATGTACTAGTCTCAGGTCACTAAAAGATCTTGCAACCTTTGATATTGAATATCTTTTCCTTAAAATTAGGACGAGATCAGTGGGTGAGAGTGTTGATGTAAACATTACTTGTCCAGATGATAATGAGACACAGGTTCCTGTATCTATTCCACTCGATGATATTGAAATACAAATCAATCCCGATCATAAAAGAGAGATAAAACTCAATGATGATATCATTATCACTATGGGTTATCCATCCTTTGATATGTTTGTTAAGTTAAACCTTGTAGGTGATGAGCCTGGTATGGATCAGGTCTTTGAAATGGCAGCAGCATGTGTAGAAACTATTGCTGATAGTGAACAAGTATATGATTGCAAAGATTCTTCTAAGAAAGAACTACTAGCATTCTTTGACGACATGAACTCAGGACAGTTTAAAAAGATACAAACATTCTTTGAGACTATGCCTAAGTTATCTCATACTGTTAAGGTATTAAATCCTAACACTGGTGTAGAGAATGAGGTCACATTGGAGGGACTAAGCTCTTTTTTCGAGTAGCCCTCTTACACGGGGACCTAAAGACATATTATGAATCAAACTTTGCTTTGATGCATCATCATAAGTGGAACATGGAATACATAGACAACCTTATACCATTTGAAAAGGAAATCTATGTTCACCTACTCATAAAGTTCCTCCAGGAAGAGGAAAGACGCTACAAGGACAAACAAGCATCTAATGGCTAAGTTAGTACTATATAAACCTGTTAAACCTCTTAAAGGAAAAGGGGTTCTAGCTGCTCATAGCCAGAAAACTCTTGCTATTAATCAGTCAGGAGTAATTAGTAATAGTATTGGTAAGATTATACTGGAAATGAAATCCATTGCTGGTGCAACGGTATCATTTCAAAAGTATCAAGAGAAGAAAAAGAAGAAGTTAGCACGCTTAGAGAAAGATAAAGCTGCTGAGAATTTACAGGAAGGAAAGATATTACCTGAGGGTCCACCGAAAGGTAACATTAACGAAGGTAAGAATAAAGACTTAAAAGATACGAAGACATCCAAGGGAGCAATGACTTGGATGGAGAAAGTCTTTGGCCCATTAGCAAACTTTATGAAAGATTTGATCACCTTAGTGATTACTAAGGCGGTCTTTGACTTCATGAAAGACCCTAAGAATGCTAAGACAGTACAGTGGGCAATTGAAACTACAGGTAAGGTCTTTAAGTTCTTTGCTGGTTGGGTTAAGGGATCTGTCGAGAATCTTCTCGGCGGTATGGGTAAGGTATTTGATTCTAACGCACCATTTTGGGAGAGGTTAAAAGGATTTGGCCAGATGCTGATGGGATTCCTAGGGCTAGCAGCTCTAATGAATCCTTTCGGTTTGATGATGGGTATCATCGCACTGTGTCAAAACCTAGCTGGTTTGGTTGAGAAAGTTATTGAGCTGGCAAAAAAATTCCAAAACTGGTGGAGGAAGAAGGCTGGAAAGGTAGGACAAAAGGGTGTTCAAGCAGTAGATAAGACTAAGGATGCAATTAAGGGAGTAGATAAGGCGAAGGATGCTAAGAAAGCATCCAAGATAGATGATATAATGGAGGGTGCAGGTAAGGTAACTAAAAAGTTAGCAGATACTAAGATTGGTAAGCAAGTTACTGGTGCAATTGATAATGTAGGTAAGTTTTTAGATCCAAAGAAATTAAAAAACCTCCTGCCCAAGGTAGATGTTGGGGATGCAAAGAAGGGGATAGGTAATTTCTTTAGTGGTATTGGTAAGAATATTCAGTCTGGTATTGATTGGGCTGGAAAGCAAGTAACAAGTAAGTGGGCTGAGGCACAGAAGTATGGTAAAAACTTACAGAAGAGATTGAATTCTAAGTGGGGTGATCTGGGTAACTGGATTAAGAAGGCTGGTAGCAGAGCCAAAGAGATAATGATTGAGAAGGTTCTAAAGCCTGCTAAGAAGCATTTAGATCCTTTGATGAAGAGGATGACTGGTGTCGGTGATACAATCACCAAATTATTGAGAAAGATACCTGGCTTTGAATGGATAATGAAACTCCTGAAGAAGAAAGGTGCTAAAGGTATCTTTAGTTTAGGTCCAGTGTTGAAAGAGATAGGACCGAAAGCAATTGATATCATTGGTGGTATTGTTAACATGGTGTTTGCCTATGATAGATTTGCTCAGGGGGATACTATTGGTGGTCTTATTGAAGGTGCGTCTGGTATCTTAGACTTGTCTGGTTTACCACCTCCTATAGGTCCAGGTTTTCTCCCTGGTCCTAAAATATCTCTTGGTTTGGATGCCTACATGTTTGCAAGAGACTTGCTGCCTGACTTCTTCCCAGAAGCAGACCTCAAGGCAGGTGAAGATGCTATGATTGAGAAACTAGGTCTGGGTGGTCTCAAAGGTAAGATGGATGCTCTCTTTAAGAAACTACCTGACTTAAGTCAGATCATGGGTTGGTTTGGAGGAGGTAATAAGAAGGATAAAGTTGAAGGTGGAGAGGAAGATACTACAACTCCTGGTGGAGGTACTGATACTTCAGGTTGGGAGGTCAATGAAGATAATGTTATCTCTGGTGATAAATTTATTGAAGGTGGTGGTGATGAGTTTTCACAAGGTGGACCATTCACTAGGATACCTGAGATGGCATCAGGTGGTGCGTTAACTTCTATGTCAGAATCAAATGCATTGGAAGAGGATGAGGATGCAACTCCATTTGCTTTCCCTATTACTAATACAATTCCAATCTTCTTGCCCATGCCAATAAATAGTAGTCAGGAAGTAATACAAGGTCAACGCTCACCCCTACTTGATAAAGTCTAATGGCATCAGCAGTTAAGAAAGGTGGAAAAATAAACTTTGCGAAGGTAGTTGGACCTGCTAAGGAGCAAGGTGATCAGGCAGCAACAATAAAGTCAATCAATATTAATATTAAGGCAACGAATGATTTAAACAAGACATGGAATTCGATTGCCAAAATCTTGATGGATACTAAGAATATTCAGCTCGATGCATTTAAGAAGTTAAGTAAAGGTGCAAAGGTAGAGTTCAAACCAACGTTCAATCAGTCAGAGGGTGCTACTCCTGTCCCTGAAGGAGAAGGAGGTGACGAAGCACCAGAGAAACCTCAAGCTGGTTGGTTGGAGAATCTCCTAGGTGTATTCAAAGATATTATAGTACTTGCCATCGCTGGTCCAGTGATGAAATGGTTGGCCAACCCCAAGAATACAGAAGCGTTAAAGAATATCGTAGAGGGGATGGTAAAATTCTTTGGGTTTGTAGCAAAGTTCCTTACTGATAGAGTAATAGGAGGACTAGAAGGATTACGAAAATTAATTGAAGGTAACTGGTGGGAGAAGATAGTAGGTCTCTTCCAGATGATTACTAACTTTGCTGGACTCTTCATAGCCATACGATGGCTGAAGAATCCTATGAAGCTAGTGAAAGACTTAAGGAAACTCCTTAAGGTGTTTGCTAAAGGGTTGAAGATGACCTCGAAGAAAATGATCAAGAGGTTAGGTGTCATTGGGTTGATCATTGGTGCTGGTATGATGCTCAATGATAAGCTTAAGGGTGATGATGAGGATGATGGTGGGGGTGGTACCACCATCAATGGAAATCCAGTATCAAGAGATGATGCTATTGAAATGTCTAATCTTAGAGATAGGCTGGAGAGTCTTGAAAATGAGGGAAAAACACATGGCGATCCCGAATTCGACAAGGACAATACAAGGCTAGAAGAACTTGAAGACAAGTATCGCAAACTACCTAAGAAAGCTAAAGGTGGATGGATACATGGACCACAGTCAGGTTATCCTGTATCACTTGATGGTGGTAGGAGCACAGCATTTATAGGTCATGGCACAGAGTATGTTGCACAGAGATCTCATGGTGGTGGATTTGTAGTACCATTTGATACTCCTGCTACAAGGAAAGACTCTGGTCTAACAGGTCGGAGGATGAGGCAAGCTTCTAGTGCAGGATTCAAAGTACCTGGTAGAGCAGAAGGCGGTCCAATTAATATCAATACTTACTTACCTGAGTTTGATGCTGGTGGTAAGATGAAGAATCAAAACACTGGTAGGATTAAAAACTTTGATAAGTCTCACTATGGTAAAGAAGGATATCAGATAGGACAAATAAATCCAGAGCAGTTAGTCTATGGTAAGAAGGAATTCATAGAGAAGACTGTAACGGTCAACGGTGTGATAGATAAGGAAAAATCTTTCAAGAAGTTTAAATCAATTATGGGATCAATTGGTGTCCCTGACCTGATGGAACATCAGCAGCAACTTATAGATTCGTTGAAGCAAGCTACTGGACAAGCATATAATATCATGCAGGTATATTATCGGATGACTGGACTAGATAATGACATTTTATTCCCTATTCTTAAAGCATCTGATGCACAGAAAGCAACTTCTAAGAAGAAGAGAGATGCACATAAAAAAGACTTAGAGATTAGAGGTATTAAACCAGGCGAAGGGTATTCAATATTTGAAGGTGAGATGTTTGATAAGGGTGGTCTTTTCCAACCTACATTGTCACCTGTCATTAACATGATGTCTGAGGGTGGTATCTATCAACAGAAACCTCAGTTGCATGTACCACAACCAATGTTCTTGGGTGGTATGATTAGGAAGGGTGCTAGTCTTGCTAAGAGAGGAGGGCAAGCAGCATGGAGTAAGATTAGTTCAACTGCATCAAGTGTGATGTCTAAGGCAACTGATGCAGTAAGAGGTCTTAAAGGACAGTCTAAAAAAGAAAAACAAGAAGCAGCAATGCAAGCTCTTCAAGCTGCTCAAGAGCAAGCAGCTGCTGCTGAAGCAAAAGTTGCAGCATTAAGTGCTGCTAGTCAGAAGACTGTTGCAGGTGCTACTGGTGCAGCAAACAGTAAGAAACCATTGGTGCTTGGTAGTGGTACCAAGAGAGAATCTTTGGTCGATCAATTACAATCCTACAACAGTATCTGGAAATAAATTATGGCAATGAGAAGGGTAGATGCATCTGATGTCAAGATTGGTCTTAAGATCAAACGTGATGGAACATATGTTGAGAATAAAGAAGGTAGTAATGACCTTGCTCTATTAGTTAAAGCTGCATTTATTACAGAGAGTATTGGCCAAGCAACTTTAGAAGGTGAGTTTGTTCTTGAAGATGCTAGTGGATTAATTAGTACCCTTAATGGTAGTGAGATATGGGAGTTAAAACTTGAGACTATACACAAGAAAGCAACCTATAAGTTAAGAGCATATACTATTAGTGATAGAGTAAGAGCAGGTAATGTAGAAGCATACACTGTTAAGTGTGTGTCTGATGAGTTTCTAAAGAATGAAGTGCTTAGTATCTTTGGTAACACTAAGACTTTATTTGACAACAAGGTAGAAGCAGAGAATATAGTTGAGACACTTCTTGAGGACTCAAAGTATCTTAATACACCAAAGAAATTACATACTGAGAAAACATTGAATAAACATGTCTTTGTTGCCTCCAACTGGAGAATCTTTGATATGATATATTGGATTGCAAAGAGGACTGTTAGAGCAACAGGTGGTGGTGCAAAGGATGCAAAACAAAATGGTTTCCTATTCTGGGAAAACATAATGGGGTATCACTTTAAGTCTATTGATAAGATGATTGACGATGTTAATCAACAGTCATTTGAACAAGAGACTGATATTAATGCAGGTAAGGCAAAACTATATGAATATACTTACGCACCTAAGAAGTCAGGTGATGAAGCAAACGATGACATGAAGATTGAAGGGATAGTATTCCCTGCTGATAGAGATTACTTAACAGGACTAAGACAAGGTGCATGGTCTGGGTTTAGTGTAGGGTTTGACCCTAACATGTTTGCTAACGGAAAGATATCAAAAGATATGTTGACTGCTACTCATGCTCATGAGTATGACATCAGTGAGTTCTGGGGTAAGATGTCTCATGTAGGTAAGTCAACCTCTAAAAATCCTGTTGAGACATATGATGAAGACATCAAGAAATTAATACAGAACCCTAAGAGAATTAGATATGATTTTCTACCTAACAGAATGTATGATAGACCTCGTTGGAAGGTAGGAGGTTTTACCTTTGGTGGTACTGTAAGAGAAGAATCAAAAAACTATGATGAGATACCATATTTGCAGTCTTATCAGCACTTACGTGTGCAATCCCTGAAAAATGTGCAGTTATTAGTTGTCGTTCCAGGTAATCTTGACCTATACTCAGGATACGGAGTTGAGATTCGTATTCCTAAGACAAAGCCAGTGGGTAGTAGGATGGAGACAGACTACAAGTACAGTGGAAGGTATGTTATTTCAGGAATACGTCACAAATATACTGACGAAACTCTTTATACTGAGCTGATGTTAGTGAGAGACTCGGTTCCGTTACCTAAATAGTAATGTATAACTAGGGGTAACTTCCTATGAAAACAATTGAAGCACACATAGAACATGATAGAGCTGTGCTAGCTGATCCTCAAATTTCACCTCAAACAAGAAGGCATATTAAAGAGGAGCTACATGATTTAGAAGTGTATGAGCATAATCATCACGACGAGATTGTAGCAGGAGATCATCACGATCCCAACTGTATAGAATTATTCTGTGAAATGCATCCAAGTGAGCCCGAATGTAAAGTCTTTGACGAATGAATTTGAGACTTACCTTTTAGGATTTTATAATAACAAAAGGCAAGCCCAATCATTTCCTACTGAGTTTAGTCAGGTGTTCCTCCTTTGGGAGAAAATCGAAGGAGGATACCACTCTAAGCAATGGAAGAGGAGTGAAGGACCAGACAAACCATATCGAGAGAAGTATCACAGGATGGTGGAGCACCCACCCAATAGGATTGTTGTAGAAAATTATAATTTAGACTGGACACGCAATCCCAAATGTGATATGATATTCACTTGGGATGGCCAAGCATGGAATGGCAGAGTCATCGGTGATGAATGTATCATTGCTGGTGGTATTGTTACGTCTGAAGTTAGAATAACTAGAGACGTTTACGAAAGCAAAGACAAAGCAGTCACCCCTGGAGGACTAAAAGTTTTCGGGGGTGATGAAATGTACAGGTTGAATAAAACAAAGTCGCATATATAATTCGACTTTTAGTTCCCAGAAAAGCGGGAAAAAAACTCGGCATATTTTTTCACCTGTAGGGTTTTTCCATAAATATCTAAAAACATTGGTTTCATGACAGTTAGTACGAACAACGTTGACAATATACTGAATGAATCTACTACTAACTTTGTAGGGAAGGATGGATTTTATTGGTGGATTGGCGAAGTTGAAGATAATGAAGATCCACTTCAAATTGGTCGTGTTAAGTGTAGAGTCTTAAACTACTATACGACTCCAAAAGGTGGTACTGCTACAGAGCTAAAAACCGAAGATTTGCCTTGGGCAACTGTTTTGCAGCCTACAGACCAAGCAGGATCTTGGGGATTAGGTAAATCTAGCGGATGGTTGCAACCTGGCGCTATTGTCATGGGATTCTTCATGGACGGTCAAGATGCTCAAATGCCTCTTGTTATGGGTGTCATGAGGTCACATATTGGTTATAAGAAGAAAACGAAGAAGTTTATATTTTCATCACAAGAGTATCCAGACGGTGTTTCACCAAATCCAGCAACATTGCCTCCTGGTGAATCTAACGTAATGGAGAATAATACTGGAGAACCTCCAGAGTCCAATTCTGTCTCTATTGGTCCACAGAATGAAACTGTTAAACCAGGTAGTTTTGGTGCACCTTTTAATAATGCAAATAAGCCAGGACAGGCAGGAAGTAGCAGTAATCCCCAAAAACCAAGAAGTCCAAAAGACCCAATTCCTGCTGCTAACGGTGTAGGCGGTCCATACAAAACTATGGAATATCAGCTAGGATACCTTATAGAGGATATTTCTACATCTGCTAGTCAACTTGTAAAAACCGATAATGGCGATTTTATCGATATTGTCGAAGGTAAGTTGGTTACGATGGAGAAATTGACAGGAAAGATGAAAAATTACCTTGGAGCATTATTCTCTCAGGTGATTTCTGCTATGAGGATGCAATTAGACGATTTAGTCCAAAAAATTGAAAAAGCATCATTTAAGAATTCATTTACAGGTGTTCCTAACGAAAGTTTCAAAGTTGTTGAGCAAGCATTACAAGCATTATTAGGGTCGATTTGTGGACTAGATGCACAACTTGCTTCTCTTATTTCATCTCCAATTTCTACAATAGAGGGTTTAATTAAGAGTCAGTTAAATGGAGTCCTTTCAAAAGCACAAATGGCAACAGAAGGTCTTGAAAAGACTTTAGATTCCATTGTTTGTAGTGTACAATCAATGCTTTCAAATCTTAGTGGTATTCTTAAAACAGTTAAGGGTCTAGTTTCTGGTCAAGCAGGAATTGGTAGTATTATGGAAAAGTGGGCATCAGGCACAGGTATTATGGATGAAAAATTCGATATTAACGAAATTGCTACTCCTACTGGATCTGGTGCTGGTGGTTTATTTGCAGGTATTTTGGCATTATTCTTTACAAAGCTAAAACCAAGTTGTGATAGGTCAGCAAATAATGGTGGTGATAATGTAGGTTGGCAACCATTCTTCGGGACTACTGCTTGTACTCCTGCTGAATTAGCCAATTTAAGGAATTTGTTAGGTTCAGATAAAGGTAGTTGTGAGAATGGAAAAGCAGATCAGGGTGGTGGAGGAGGTTTCCTCGATTCCTTTATGGCAGAAGCAGACCCATATTTAACTGATGCGACTAATTATGTTAGTGGTGCTTATGAAACTCAAATGGGCACACCTGGTAGACAAGCAACTATTACTAAAAAGGCATCTGGGTCAACATTCCACTCAATTAAGCAAAATAATGCTCAATTAGCACAATATAAGGCAAAACAGGAAGCAAGAAAGAAAAATCCAGATATAAGTGATAAAGACTTAGCAGATTTTGTTAGATCTCAGACTAAAAAAGCAACTGGTGGTAATTCTGAGACTGATGAGGGTAATTTAGTTGCAGACCACTCAACTTATGCAGGTAACCATACTCTTGAAGTGCATGGTGACGAATGTAAGACAGTTGATGGAGATTATTGTCGTACTATTGAAGGTGACTATCGTTTACACGTTACTGGTGACATGCATGTTACTGTTGGTGGAATGATGGCATTTAATGCTCAGGGAGCTGCAAAACAGGTTGATAAGAATGGTAAAAAAGCAGGATCTGCTGGTAAAATCCAGAAACACCAAGTTTCCTTTGGTAGTGACGTTGATTTACAGTTTGCTGGTAGTGGATTAAAACTCAATTTGACCAATTTCGAGTTAGGTGCTCGTGATATGGTTATTAGTGGATCTAGTTTCAAGAGCACATATAAGACACAGACATATAGTCCAGGAGAATTTGTTGTTAATGCTGGTAATGCTATTACATTCAATGCTTGCTCATTAACAGAAAACTTAAATTACTTAGATCCTAAAGCACCTGCTGGTGGACGTTTCTCTAATGTAGGTGGTCCAATCAACTGGAAACAGATTGAATCACAAACTTCCAAG